GATATACAACTTATTTAAAAGATTCATTTGACCAACATGGTATGAATGATCCAATACATATTACCAAAGTAAATAATGGTAGAGGTAAACCTTACATCAAAGTACCTAAAGGTGGCAACCGATGTCACTGGGCTAAAGCAAATGGCTACACTCATATAGAAGCCTACGAAGTATGAAAAAGAATCCAACACTAACTAAGAACATGCCTGATGTTAAATTTAATGAAATACCACCACTTAAAGGACCAGATTCACAAGGAGTTAAAGCACCTCTACGACAGCCAAAAAGATTTAAAACTATCCTTACTGTTTCAAGGAAAAAAGTTTAATTTAATTTTTTTATATTTTTTGATTTCGCAGGTTTTTCTTGGACTACTTCTGTTGCTGTACCTTCTATGATATCTTTATGATCTGAAAGAATTTGTTTCATTCTTTCTTCTAATTCTTTTTCACTTAATTGGTCTATGTTGCCGGTCATAATTAATTTTTGATCTACATACAATCCACCAGCTTTACCCCTTGCGACCTCAGCATTAACTGCAGCACTCCACGCTCCTTTTTTCAAAGCTTCATCTCTTATTTTTGCCAGCTCGCTCACATGCCTTTCAAAGTTAACACCATATTTTTCTTGGACTTCAGCTCGCAGCTCTCCAATATATCTTACTACTAAAGGGGAATATTTAGGGTTTCTCAGCTCGCTAGCAGCTTGTCTTGGCCTGGTAGTATATCCAGCTTCTTTAGCGCATTCTGCCGGTGACATTCTACCTTCGTTATAAACTAGCAATTCTGCGAATTTAATCTGTCGTTCTGTAAGTTTAGCTGGTACACCCATAGGTTGACTTTTACCGTAATTTGCCGTATAAATCAAGTTAAATTGGGGGTGGCTTACGAACTACCTTGCTTTGCAATTGGTACGGATACTGACCCCCTTTTTTCCTTGCTTGCTCGCTCACAACTTTTCCAATTTTTATATCCGTTCTCTCTCAACCATTGACTATGTAGATACAAGATTCTATTCTTGCGCTCGTTAGCTTGCTCGCTCTCTCGTCTATATTTTTTTTCCATTATTCCTCCTCATTTATATTGTTATTATCATTACGATTGTTGTGAAGATAAAAATTACTCCACAATAATATTGTACACTTGTCATTTTTCTCCTTTCTTATTTTATTTCTTCTGTATATGTCTGACCATAAGACTTACCATACTCCCAATTATCATAGTCATCAAATATAGAATTATCTTCTAACATTTTTTCTGCTTCTTTTTTATTTTTAACTTCTATATCTTTGTATCTAATGTGATCTACATGATCTATTATTCTTACTTTCATATTTTCTCCTTGCTTGTGACCTATATTGTTTATTGTTTATTTTTTCTTAAAATTTTAGCTGAATTGAAGCTGCATAAGAGCTGATTTTAAGCTGCCGTTGAGCTGCCAAAAAACCAGGTGGACCTAGAAAAATTTGACAGCTCGTGAACAGCTCAAAACTTATGCGACCTCTTCTGTTAAAATTAATGGATCTTCAAAACTTAAGTCTACTTTTTGAAGATGATACTTGGTAGTGTCACTATCATTTAACTGCTCGTAGGCTAAAAGCATTTTGGTAGCCATAGTCAAATCATAAGACTCATCTTTCATAATAGAATATTTGAAATGTTCTTTAGGATAAGAATATGTTCTTTGTTCTATAATGAAAAATTTGTTTTCATCAATTGATTTCATTTTTTCTCCTTTCTATTTTTTTACAAAATTCTGTGTGACCTCTAGTACCTAAAAAGGTTTCAAGGTCACTCTCCGTCCTCCTATGGAAGACTTTTTTAAATAATTTGCTCAAATTCTTGCCCATCTTCATGAACACATCCCCAACTCTCAATACTAATAAATGGAAGTTCATTATCTAAAATCATTTGTAGTTTATCAACTACCTCTCTTGGACAATCCCATGCCGTATTAAAAGTATAAGTTAATCCATCCTTCTCATCTTCTATAATTTCAGTATCAACAGAGTTCCATTTAGTACCCCAATTTTTACACTTCCAATCATACCAATTTTTAGCACCATATCTTTTTAATCTTTGTTCTGCTTTCTTTTCGTCTCCATCTTGTGTAGGCGAAACTGTGTCCTCCAAAGCTTTTGGCATTTTATGTATTTTGTTAAAATCAAAATCGTTCCACTCTTTTGTTTTCTTGCCACTTGCTAACTCAACAAGGTATTCAACACCTTTTAATCTTTTTTTTAATTTAGATAATTGTCTTTTTGAGTTAATTCTTGATTTAAACCTTACTTCATTACTTGTCCAATTTGGCATTATATATTCTCCTTCAATGGTTTTCTTTCTGAAATATCCCACAGATAAATTTGTGGTTCATATGTGTCTTTACCTCTTAATATAAAATTACATACAACTTTTGGAAATTGTTTTTTGTAAGTTTTATAATCAGTAATTCTAGATTTATTTTTAACAAATCTGTTAAAAACATATTCATCAATTTTCATACTGAATTCATATTGTTTAAACATTATATATTCTCCTTTCTATATTGTAGGTATTGTCGGCAATTCTGAAATACTTGTCGCAATAGAACCTCCGTCATTACCTTCGTCATCTTGCATTGGTACTAATAACACTCCATTAGAAAGTGTTATCTCAATTGGTCTAGACGACCAACCTTGTCTGTCACTTTCTTTTTCTGACATATATTTAATCTTAACTATTTTTTGATTAAGTAAATGTTTCTCAATTCTTTTTTCCCAACTATTTTCCATATTTCCTTTCTAACAACACTCATCACAATATCTCGTATCAAAATGACTTCGATTTTTGTAAATTGGTTGATTGCATTTTTTGTTTCGGCAAAAAAGAAAATAGTCTCCATTTTTACTGTCATCCATTTTCTTTCTTTTTGGTTTTTTTTGTTCTATCCAAAAAGCTTTGTTCTCTTTGTCTAGTTCTTTATAGTCAATTGGATGGTCAGTTTTATCTGTCCAATCGAATTCTGTTTTTTTATTTTTTATAGGTTTAGACATAATCTCCTCTTTTGTGAAATATTAGTTTTTTTCCGTATCTTTTTTTATCTAATAAAGCCAAATCATCTTCGTTGTTATTGTACCTAATAACATAAGTCCACACATCGCCATCGGCATCTATTAAATCTATATCTTTTAATTTTTTTAAAACATTATCAACTTTGTGTGTGTCGGCATAAATTGTAAATATTTTATCTCTATAACTTTCTTCAATTTCTGGAACAATATAAAAACCAACTTTGTTAGGTTTTAATTCTTCTTCAATTAAACCTTTTTGCCATAAACATGAAAAGTCTTTACAAACTTTTGGTCTAGTTTCATAAATTTTACATCCAACACCGATATCGCAATTAGAACACCACTCATAATCTTTTTTAAAATTTGTATAAGGTAGTTTGCAACATAAATTACAATCTCCACACTCTCTAGTTTGCATAAACAACACTCTCAATCTGACATCTACCACTTTCAAAATAAAACCATCTTCTTAAACTTGTTTGTAAAAAATATTGTCCTTTTTTAGTTAAGGCATAAGTAATTATTTTATTATGACTTTTATTTTCTTTTACAAATTGCATATCCATAAGTTTATAAAGTTCTATTCTAACTAATAATCTTACTTCTTCTTCAGTAGTATTCCATCCACTTAAAAATTTGTTAAAATCTTTGTCATCTTTGTAAATATTAAATATATCCTCAAATATATCTTTATGAGTTTTTGCAATAAAACAATTATATTTAGAACACCCTTCATTTAATTTACCTAAAATTAAATAACTTAAAAAATTATTAATAGGTTTCTTTTTTTGCATTGCGATAAATTTTTGTATTTCTGTAATATTTGGTTGCATATACCTTAATATATATTCCCATATCATCTATTATTCAATAATTAATTTATCTTTTTTTGTAGATTACCATATATTGTGTGTCCTCCAGGTTGTACACCATATGTGGTAGGTGTGTGAAATTCCCATAATTAAGGTTGATATAGTCTAAAAAATGTATAGATTTTAGAGATTAACAATTAATAGAAAGTAGAAATATGAAAAACAATAATGATCCTTTCGGTTTTCAAAAAGCCCTTAATCTTAAAGCTTTGGATGATCCGAAATTATTAAAACAACTTGAGGAAATGTTTTTAAGAAATGAAGTGAGCATTGCCCCAAATGTTGCTTATAAGAAATCAGTTAATTTTCTTAAATCTAAAACTAAAAAAAGGTAATTATGGAAACTATAACTTTAAAAAGAGCAATAGAAATAATTAAAATTCATGGCAATTTAGATGAAATTTTTTATTTCTTTAAAGAGTGTGGTCATAAATCTAACTATAAATTAAAAGATTTAAAAGATTGGTTAGGGTATTAATTATGGGATATACTAATTATTGGCATCAACATAATGATTTTACAGATGAACAATGGAAATCAATCAAAGAAGAATATGACTATATTAAAGAAGTTTGTGGAACTATTATTCATGACGAAACTATAACAACTGACGAAATTGTCTTTAATGGAAAAGGGTCTTTAAGTCATGAAACCTTTGTACTCAAAAAAGATGCAAAACCATTTAACTTTAAAAAAGATTATGAGGGTCAAGATACCTCATTTTATTTTTGCAAAACGGCGATGAAACCATACGATATCGCCGTTTGGTATATGCTTACTCAAATACAAAGAATATGCCCTAGTGTCTCGATTTCTCGAGATTACCCATAATAGATAATTGACTAAAATATTGTTTCATCGTACTACAATGTACGGTGAAACAAGAAAAAAAATTATATCATAAATTTAAAAATAATTGCTCCAATTTACTTATAACTCCGATTGAGTGTTATAATGTTCATGGTGTTTCTGATTGTTTAATTTGGTCTAAAACCAATGGTTTTACTATGGTTGAGTTAAAATATACTGAAACAAAAAAATGTAAATTCTCTCCTCATCAAATACTATTTCACTATCAAAGAAAAGATTTAATTGATGGAAGTCATCGTAATTTTATAATAGTCGAACAAGCCCTCAAGGGCTTACCTCGATCCATAAAACTTTATGGATCTAACTCTGTTGAGGGTCTTCTATTAGATATCCGAGAAGTCAAACCCCTAGCCGTTGACGATTGGAAACTAATAGAAAAAATTATAAGCAATCAAAAAAATAATTAATCGATCCACTGTCCTCGCCTTGCGATCCGTGAGCTGCGATTTGCCTTGCGATCCGAAATCCGTGTCAATGCGACAAATTGTCGCGGCCAGGTAATACAACCTATAGTTATGTCAATGCGACAAAA